CCCCATCTCCTCTACGAGCCGGTGAAACGCCTCCGCCGCCTCCTTGGGTGAGGTGATAATATCGTTTGCAAGATGATCATCACCCTCGTACATAGCAAGCTCAACCTCTTTAGGATCGATGAGCACGAGCTTCATTTGCTCCGGTGTGAGCTGCTTTGTGAGACAGTCCAGGATTACGTTTATCATAACAGACTTACCTGCGCCAGTCTGGCCAGCAATCAATAGGTGAGGAGTCTTTATAACGTCACAGTAGTGCACTTTACCGAAGGCGTCCATACCGATAGGAAACTCGAACGTACCGGGCTTGAGGTGTTCATCTGTGAGTGGAACTACCTTACGCTCCTTATTGGGGATCTCGATACCTACAAGGTTTGTACCTGCAATAGGGGCTTCGATACGTACAGACTCGCTCTCGAGGGCAATAGCAAGGTCACTAACCTTATCTGCGATGCGCTTCATACTCACGCCACGGTTCGGTTGCATCGTGTACTTGATTACCTGTGGGCCTACATATGTCTCGCCCATCTTGCCGCCGATACCAAACTCGATAAGCTTACGAAGGATTTTCTCCTCATCTGTACCTGTGCCGTCGTCTACAACAACATTCTGCTGCTCGAAAGTATCAGCTACTCGTACTTGCCGTTTGATCTTGGCGGCGTCAAAGCCTTCTTGCTGGTTGGCGATAATGTCCATGCTGTTCGCGCCGTTCATCCGATCGTTCATGTTGGGGAAGAACTTCGACCGGTCATCGTTTACATATTCAAATACGTTTGTGATGATTTTCTTTGCGATAGGTGCGAAAGCAAGGACAGACTGGCGATCAAAAGCAACGTCACGGCACTGTGGCGAACCATCTCGGTTGATCGTTTTCTTTATTTCTTTAAATACTACCTCTGTTACCTCCTGATTATATTCCGCTTCTGCTAATACGAGGTAGATATAAGCCTGCATAAGATACTTATAACTCTCCTCGTCATCTGGGCTGTAAGCCGTAACCGTTTTGTAATCGATGAGACGCAAACCATTGTCGCGCACTACCATGTCAATCACGCCGACCATAGGGACGTTAGAGATATTAGCCTCGAGGCGCTTCTCAACGTCTACTACTTCATCGTAATGGGGCGCTTCCTCAAAGTATTTATTGACGAGACGGGTGTAGTCCTGCATCATCTTTTCACGGCTACCTGTCTTGCCAAAGTCAATCTCGGAGTCGCTAACGTAGCTCATCTCCTCTAGGCCGGCTTCAATAGCAGCCTGGATATTACCACCGTCCTTATCGTAGAAGGTCTCCATAGCCTTGTGAAAGCTCGTACCTACTACTAGTGATGGTGTTTTAGGGTTGTCATAGATCTTTGCAATGTAGCGCTTCTGAAACTCAACTTGGTTATTCAAGAACGTTACAATTGCTGAATACGACAGGTGATCAACTCTACTCATCGTCGCTCTCCTCTCCGTTGTTAGCGTTAGCGGTTAATTCCTCCTCTACGTAGATACCTGCAATATCAAAGCCTGCGCGCAGTGCATTAGCTTCAGCACACTTGGTAAGCATCACGATAGGCATCGTTTTCCAGTTGCTCATCGGCTGTCCTTCGCGGTTAGTGCGTACAAACTCATCATAGTAGGCTGTGTAGCGTGTCACCTCGATTGGTGTGCTCGTGTTGTCCCAGCGACCAAATACAGGCACTGTGACACTCAGGAGCTTGTCGCCATCTTTCTTAACTTTTGCTGCACCTGTGTGAGTGTATACGCCGCCCTTTCGTGCAAGCTTGCGCAAACCGTGGATACTCACGATTGGCATTAGCTCCTCGCCTCGTCGGTTAGAGTCCCAGATATATGTAGCGTAAATTTCCTTTTTAAACGGGTTCAGGCCGTATTGGTTGGCGATAGCCATAAATACCCGCAAGTCACCGATTGGACGCATCTCGCCCGTCCTGGTAAGCCCTAGGACGCTTTTGTGTAGGGTAGCAATCAAGCTCAACGTCTGCTTCTCGTTCTCAGCGTTGCTGATCATTCCCTTAGCGAGTGGAATAACAGGCCTGTACTGGTTTTTTAGCGCAAGCTGCAATGCCCTCTTTTCGTCGCGTTTTGTTATTTCTTGCTGTGTCATGCAAATTCTCCTCTCTTTGCTTATGTTTCTATTGTAGCTCATATAGCAAGCAAAAGCAAGAGGTTTTTGGGAGATTTTGGATAAAAGCTATAGGGCCAAAATGACCCTATGCGCAAGGGGGTATGTTGATGTTTCAACGGGGGGGTGTTGAGGAATCAACAGGGGGTATGTTGATGTTTCAACGGGGGGGTGTTGAGGAATCAACAGTAATAAGGATAGGATAGAGGATAGGAGGGAGGATTGGACTCAGGATAGGATTTACTAACGCGCTCACTTCGTTCGCTTGTTGCCGGCGTGGCCGGCGAACGAAAAAAACGGGTAAAGATGTTGATTTTGAATCATGACCGTGCTACACTAGTGATGTAGTAGATAACAAATAGCGTGGAAACATATGCCGTCTACCGTCTACTACAAACGCTATTGGGTAGACGGTATTTGTTTCTAGGAAGGAATAAGAACAATGACAAATCAAGAGCTAACAATCAAAGACATTCTCATTTGGATCTTTGAGCACAAAGATGATCGTGACTCAATGGATTCTATCAACAAGATGACATATCCGTTCACGACACGTTACGAGAAGCTTAACAAGAAGGACAACGACTAGGGTGCTATTATCTACCAACGTCCATCTTATTCTGGCAGGCCAAGAAATGGCGCACGATAGAAAAGCAACCCTTACATGCGTAACTTTGTACTCACTTATTGAAAAACACTCACAGCAGCAGGGATACTGTTTTGCAAAGAATAGCACGCTCGCAGCAGAGATGAACAAAAAGAAAGAAACTGTGAGGTATTACTTATGGCTCATGAAAGAGAGTGGATGGATTAATATCAAGTACCACAAAGACGCTGCTGGCTCTCTTATTCGTGACGGTATATACCCAGCTCTCTCTATTGATTTTGAAAAGGGCACGATTACGACAAAATCCGGTGAGGTGTTTAGCGACCAGCGTAGTGTTGAGAAAGCTATTAGAGCAGATAACAATGAACCGCCTCGCGATGATGAAGCGAGCGTAGATGACGGCGACAGCTTCGATGCAATCCTAGAGGAGTCTACAATGCCCGTAGACGACACAAAACAGCGAGAAGTAGCAGTAAAAGCTGTAAAACCATATACGAACAAGGTTGAATATCACGACGAAACGTTTTTAATGATGGGTAGTAAGGCACAGCAGACATACCTCAGCACTGTCAAAGACCCAGAGGTGAAGCAACATTACATCGATATTCTTAACGGCAAGAGGTTGCCAAAGCAGGAAACAGAGAGTAAAGAGGACGACGTTGCCCTTATTGAGAGTATGGACAATACACAAAGCGAAAGCAAACTTCCCCGCAAACTCACAAACGCTGAATATAACGAATGGGTGAAGCGCAACGACAAGCAAGGTAACATGGATCGACGCGGCAATATCATTGACGAGGCTCTGTCAGACGAGATTGCCGCAGAGATTATTGCCGAATCAGACGCAGTAGCTGCAGAGGAGAGCAAAACGCAGGATACTCCAGCAAAGCAAATCGAGGCTAACTCGCAGCCTAATAACACCTTAACAGAGGTAGCAACAGTATCAAATAACGTGCCAGCCCAACAGCAGACTACTGCATCCAACCCATATGGCGAGCTGGCTACACCCATGACAAGCACACGCAAGAATTACGACCCAGCCGAGAAAGCTTTCTACGATGCAGCTAAATCACTTGGTATCTCTATCACAAACCATAACCAGGCTCGTAAATGGGTGAAAGAGGTGGTGCGCACCCGTGGCCTAGAGTCTGCCGTAAACTACTTCGATTTTATGCGGCTCATGTTTCCTAAGTGGCAATATGAATTTAAGCCAACAGTAAAGACTGCGTATGACCTTATTACCAAGGCGGCACAGATTGAGCAGTTGATCCAAAGGCAGCGAGAGGAAAAATCTCGCAAAATCGATTACGATAATATTGACTTTTACGGCTAGCAGCCTTACAATAGAATCATAAGCAAAGAGAGGAGAAGATGCTTTATGACAAAATATCAAATCACCACCTATGATGGAACGGTGCACACCATTGAGGGCAATACCCAGCAAGAGGTGAAACGTATGGTTGAGTTTTTCAACCTCATGCCAGTAAAGATGGCAGATGGTACGACTGAAATGTTTGCCAAGGGCGCAGTGCAGCATATGAAGATGATCAAAGAGGACGCCACACTCCCTCCAGAGCAACGCCTAGCTATGGGTGACCAAAAAGATAATCGCAGCACAGGCCCAGAGGCTGAAGCAGCCAAGGCATGGCGAGAACACTGTGGCCACGACTTTAAGCTTATGGGCAACAAGGAAGATCGACAGCAATTCATTGATAGCTATATGAGGAGCGACGCCTAATGGATAACCTACCTCCAGTAACGGGCATCGCTAGTGGTGAGGTGTCACTAGACAGCCCAGACGACAAAGATATATACGCAGGAACAAAAGTGCGGCAGAAACCCCATACACCAGATGAAGACCTTGAGTCCATAGGAGTACTAGAATATGAAGAATAACCCTCTATCTCGCGCTGAGCAGCGTCTTGGCGCGAGAGTTGTATCATTAGCCATTCGAGTAAATCCAAGCTTACTTCGCACAATCTATTGTCATAAAAATGATCTAACCCTATACTTATGGCAAGACAATAAATGGATACCAGTTGGCCCTCACCTAAACGTTGTAAAAAAGACTCGAAAAAGCCGTAAAAAAGTATTGCAATCGTAAGCTACACGGAGTATAGTAGAAACATAACCAAAGGAAAGGAAGGAACACAACAATGGACAACGTAACATACAAGCTCGAGCAGATGGAAAACGAGGGCATGATCGAGCAGATGCACCACGACTGGTACGCATTTCGGATCAAGAACAGCTGGGCGCGTAACATGAAGGCATTATGGCAGCGCTGGCTGATGAGCACAGTCAAATAAATACACGAACACAGATCAACAATAGCGGTGGGCAGAAAGAGGAGAATAACAATGTTTACTACAGCAATCGAAGGGTTACACGAGACCTACGAATACCGCCAGGCTAGCGTCATACGGAAACTATGGATGGACTTTATTACTACGGTGTTTCTATCTGTATTATTCCTTAGCCTGCTATATTCGGTATATCTAGCTCTATCAGGGTTAGTGTACCTAGCAGCTGGAGTTTAGCATGTTAGCAGATATTGCAGATCAATATTTAGAAAGTGACACAAAGGTAATCGAGGATATTATGGTTTACAACGCACGAGAACGAATTATTCAATTAATTTTAGAGGAGAAGGAGAATAATGGAGAGAATTTATAGGGTGACAGCAATACGTCGCGATGGTGTGTGGCAGTATTGGGAACCGGCATTGAGTCTATTCACATTCAAAGAAATACCAACAAATAGATATTACCAATACGCAGAGGCGCTCAGGGAATACCGAAGAGCGATAGACAAATCAAATCCTGATGATATGTCGTGTGTTTCAATCCACGAGAAGGTGGGTAATGACGGCACGTGGCACACCCTCAAAGAGCGGCAATTTACCCAGAATGAGCGATCGGCAGAGTCAATCATGATAGACATTGGCACAGCAAGATTAAGCATGAAGACAACATCAGGCAAATTACGTGAGATTGCAGAATTGTCTAAACTCTCAAGAGAAACCAGGGAAGAGATTGAGCGTATCAGCAACAAACTGTATAGCCTATCAAGGCTAACATGGAATCTACAAAATAAAGTACTAGAGGAATTAGGTAATGATATACAAGACACAGAAGACTAAACAAGACCTACGAGAATCAGAAGAGACATTACAATTTGTCATGGCTGGTATCAAATGCCACCTTCCTAAGAATCCAGCGACTCAAGTGATCCTAGAGCGCATAGAGAAAGACATACGCCTATATGGAGACATATGCAATATCGAGGGACGTGTCACAGAGTTTCTAGAGGAGATTGGAGAGAATAAACTCACCATGCTGCAGCGTGACTTTGACAACGTAAAATCAGGCAAAATGAGCTGCAAAGAAATTGCAAACAAAATCCGAAAAGAGTATAATGAATGGTAGATGGAGGTAACACTTCCATAGCACATCTTGTAGCAGTGGTGTAGAATCTTTCTAACTACAACCATAGTATCTGTGCCTGGTTCCTCCTTGTTACGTGGTTAGGCACAGACACACAATACTTTTCTTCCCATGGAACACTTATCATCTTTAGTTACCCGGCAAGACCACGAGACAACCCTCAACAAGAGCACGAAATGTGCTGTCTCGGTAACTGTGTTCCATGTAACACCCCACCATCTCCTCGGTGGGGTTTAACTTTATCTAGGCTTGTTGTAAATTCTACCAGGCAAAATAACTAAAATCTATTGCATCCCCCTCCTACAGAGTGTACAATACAAACATAAACATAAGGCAAAGAGGAGAAGCCACAATGTCAATCTATACACACTACACCATTGAAGCCACTACAAGGCTTGGAGAGGTATATGTCTGGAATCCGCTCATCAGCGAGTACGAGTACCAGAACAATCAAGAATCATCTGACATTAGCACAGAGGATAAAGCACTCGATGAGTTTGGCTACGCAGTTGCAGCAGCAGATCCAGATGAGTTTATGAAAGTAAGCCTGCTTCGTGTCACAGAGCTGAGCAACGGCTCATCAGATGTATCAGTAGTTGAGTATGAGAATTTCTAGGAGGAGCAATGCAGAACTGGAAAGTAAGAAAGAAACTCTACCAGGAATCCTGGGAGCTGAAGGACATGAGGTACCGCCTCAACCTCCTCAGAGAGTTTGTAGACGACAAGTACTATATCGACAACGCAACAGACTACCTAGAGAAAGCCTTAGCTAACATCGAGCAATCTCTAGACAGCAAACAACTCAAGAGAGCATACGAACCACTAACCAAAAGAACAAAGGAGAACTAACAATGTATCTATACACAATCGAGTACAAGCGACTCAGCCGAAGCCAGAAAGAGGAATATAAGACAGTAGCAGAGAGCGCTCGCGTCGCACTCCGTAACCTCGAGCGTAATCGCTGTAAGCCATACAGCTACCGTATCATTAACGTAGAGCGTGTAGGGGACGATGACTAATGCCTACCTATCTAATCGAAAGAACTAATAAAGAAACAGGCGAAGCAAAAACTGAATTAGTAGATGCTCCGTTCCTAGCTATTGCATTTCTTGAACAAGAGACAGAGTATGGTAAGGGCTACACATATAGGCTAGCAGGCCACCTATATGTGTCTGTAGCCGACGAAACACCCAGGAAGGCTGGCGCACAGTAATGCACACTTACCTAATTGATTACCAAGAGAAAGGAATAACAGACTTACTACACCGTGTCGTCAAAGCTAATAACGAGAAGGAGGCAGAATATCTCTTGAAACTAAAGCAAGACCCAGATAATAAACGAGAACTAACAGTAGAGCGTATACGTATCATAGACGGTACACTAGCGGACTAACCGTAAAGGAGAATTAATGAAACCATACATGATCATCTACCGCCGTAAAAGCATCAAAGACACACTATCTCGCATAGTAAAAGCTAACAGCCCAGACGAGGCAATCTACATCTTAAAGCTAAAGTTTGATCCAGATGGAATAGAAGAACTATCGGTAAAAGACGTGCGCCTTCTAGATAAAGCCCTCTCGCGCTAGGAGCAGCCAATGGACGATACACCAAAATGGCTAACAACATTCCATAAGATCAGAAACCTAATCCTTGATATACTCATAGCATCATTACCTCTAGCAGCCTTCTTAGCATTCATAAGATTAATCATAAGGGGAATAGTATGAACATGTACCATATTGGATACAAGAAACATATAGATAGTGAATGGTCGACCTATACTACTACGGCAGTTGATAACGCTGAGGCTTACAACAATTTCTATAGAGATATAGGCAACGCATATGTAGTTAGATTAAAGGATGTGATAAGTCAAGACGAGATGAAGGAGAGAAACCAACACGAAGTAATACCACCAATAGTCTTCATTATGCTATTCATTATTCTTATGCACTTTCTATTCAGATAGAGACACAGACACTACAATACACACACTAGGAGAGGTTTGCGAGGCCTCTCCTCTTGTTATTCATAAGGGAAATAACTATAATGTTGGTATGCCAAGAAAATCTTCCAAGCAAGAAACAGGGGTCAAGAAGGAACCCACTCCACCACACCTCAGGAATCCTACCGGTAAGGGAGGGCTAGGTGATAACCCTCAGAACAGATCTAGTGGTCGCTGGTCAAAAGATACCAGTATCTCCTACTGGTATAACAAGCTAGGCCGTATGACACTCAAAGAGCTAGAGGAATTTGAGAAAAAGGGCGATGAGCTTACTCCATTCCAAAAGACAGCTCTCGTGCGTGTTAAACGTGCCTACAAGGGCGACTCTGAAGGCTTAGCCGAAGCCAAAGAGGTAGCAGACCGCACAGAAGGCAAAGCTAAACAGGATATATCCATAGATGCCAGCGATGATATGAAAACTATCATGAGAGGCTTTATTATACCAACATTACCAACGGATTGGATTGATGAGCAAGTCGCATTGGCCCGTACTAAACAAAGCAACGTATGATGAGCTGCGAGAAAAGGGCTATTGGCTACCACTACCAGGTCCCCAGCAGCTCGCAATAGCACTCTCACGCGACAAAAGGTTTCGTGAGATATTATTTGGTGGCTCACGTGGTGGGGGCAAGACAGACGTATCTATTGCTACCATAGGCGATCGCTTTGGTGATACCAGGGCACGCCAGCTCGTCATTCGTAAGGATGCAGGAGACCTAGCAGACTTTGAGGAGCGTGCTGTAGCAGCATTGCAGCCATTTGGTGCTAAACTACGTCGCAACCCTATGGTGCTATCAGCTAAAGGCTGCGGCCGTGTTGTTGGAGGACACCTCCACGACGCTGAAGCCTACACAAAGTATCAGGGGCATGAGTATTGTCGTATCAATATCGAGGAGCTAACTCAGATACCAGACGAGGGACGCTACGAGAAGCTCATCAGCTCAGCCCGCAGCAAGTACAAAGACTTATACCCTCAGGTGTTTGCTACCACCAACCCAGGTGGCGCAGGCATGGGCTGGGTAAAGAAGCGTTTCGTAGCACCAGACCCAGATAGGGCAGAGGTGCTCAAGATGGAATATCCGTGGGTGGACATATACGGCAAGAAGCAAATCACACACTGGCAAATCGTCATAGACAAGCGTACAGGTATCTGGCGGGCCTACATACCAGCCACGATTGACTCTAACCCATTCTTGCTCGAGAACGACCCAGACTACGTAAAATACCTCGATTCTCTCCAAGATTCAGATCCAGAGCTATACCGTGCTTGGCGTTTTGGTGATTGGGACATTCAGTTTGGCGCTGTGTTTGAGGAGTTTCGACAGAGTAAGCATACATATACTAAGTTCAGTGAGTGGGACGTTACAAAAGAAGCCTTCGACAGTAACTACCGTGTCATGGGCATGGACTGGGGCTACAACGATGAGTGTGTGCTGCTCTGGGCTATGTTTGATAACATCACAGAGAAAGAGAACAGAGCTTTCATCTACCGTGAGCTACACGGCAACCACAAGCCTAAAGAGTGGTGGTGTGAGAGGATTGTAGAGATGTATCTCAAAGACCCAGTAGACTTGATAGCCTTGCCCCATGACGCTTACAGTCACCTAGGAGGCTCTGAGACGATCGCCAAGGTGCTCAATGACACATTTGCACGTCTAGCACCAGATGAGAAGCGTCCACGCATTGTACGGGCTGATAAGCTCATGAAAGACAGGAGGCAAGCAGCAGTGCAGATGATACACAGTGCTTTTGCTAATAAATCAGATGGCAAGCCTGGCCTTATCTTTAGCAAGTACTGCTCATATCTCATAGACACGCTACCCACCATCATCTATGCTAAGGAGTCTGGCGGTGAGGAGCTTGACCCTAATAACGTAGACCACGCACTAGACTCTCTCATGTACACGCTCATGACAGCCAACCGTGAGTATGGGTTCCTAGTAAACGAAGCAAAGAAGATCAACAAGCTTACCAAGCAGTCATTTACCATAAATCCAGGTGGCAGAGTCGAGGCAAAAGACATTGGAATTGATATTGCAACAGCGGTAGAGACAGATAAGCTCGCATAAAGGCTAGTCTCTCACGCTCTCTTTGCTGTATGATAGAGACAAACAGGAGACATAGCATGCATGACCAAGACAAAGTATTTAAAGACCCCAGGGTAGACGACATAACAACCAACACAGGTGTGATTGACGAGCGTGATGCTCTATCTATCGATGAAGTGGACGATGCCACGCTTGTACGGCGTTTCAAGTACTGGGTGAACGACTCAGAAGCCTACTGGAATAGCAGGAGTGGCTTTAATCTACGTAACGTACGAGCACAGAACGAACGTTATTACCTAGGCAAACAAGACAGTGACAGGCTCTACTACCACCAGGCAGACTATCGAGACAACCAGCTATTCGTTGGTATTCAAGCTGTTATAGCCTATGTCTCAGCCCGTGACCCAGGGTGCGAGATTACTCCAGGTGATGACTCACCAGCCAGCAAGACGCTCGCAGCACGCCTAGAAAGCGCTGTTGACCTGCACAGCCAAAAGGTACGTCTCTCACGCAAGATCAAGGTGGCGGCCAAGAACCTCGCCTTGAAGCGTGTTGGTGTGATCAAGCTCATGTACAACCCATTCAGCAAGGAGATTGAAGCTAAGGCGCTCAACCCAGAGAAAGTTATTCTTGACCGTAACGCAGAGCTAGACGAAGAGCCTCGCTTTATCTGCGAGGTGTGTGAGGACACTGTAGATATTCTCATGTCCAAGTTCCCAGAGAAAGAAAAGGAGATTATGAACGAGCTTGGGTTCGTGCGTAAGACTCAGAAGCTCCTCAGCACTGTGGTAGCCTACAACGAAATTTGGTTTACAGATACTACAACTGGCGAGCCTCGTGAGTGTGTCGCCTGGTACTTCAATAACCTCATCCTGGACAAGAAGCTCAGCCCTATGTACGAGTACGACAACAAGGGCGTTGCTATCTGTAACTACACAGATAAGCCTACCAAGCCGTATGCCTTCTGTAACTACCTAAATGATGGTAGTCACATGATTGACCAGACCTCGCCTATTGAGCAGGCCATTCCTCTCCAGAATATCCTGAACCGTCGTGGCCGCCAGATCATCGACAACGCAGACACAGCAAACAGCATTAAGGTATTCCGTTCTGGCGCTATCTCAGAGGATGACGCCAAGAAGCTGACAGGCAAGCCGAACCAGTCTGTTGTGCTCGATATTCGTGAGGATGAACCTATCAGCAACGCATACGGTGAGATTCCAGCTCACTTGCTGCCTAACTACGTCCTACAAGACAAAGAGGACATTAAGAATAGTATCCACAATATCCTTGGCACGCCTTCTCAGTTCCGTGGTGATGACTCGAAGCGTGACGTTGGTACACTCGGTGAAGCCCAGATGATGCAGAGCCAAGCCTCAGGCCGCCAGGATGAGATTGTGCGTGAGATTGACAACATGCTTGATCGTTACTTTAAGCTGCTTGTACAGATGATGAAGGTGTACTACAGCAAAAACCACAAAATCTCTGGCCGTGACACTGATGGTAACTTCATCCATGTAGAGCTGTCTCGTGAGACTATTCCAGACAACGCTGTGATTGCTGTATCACCAGGTAGCACCGTGAGCATGGATAAGAGCCGACGTGAGAATATTGCAGTCAAGCTAGCAGAGCTTGGTGTGATTGATCCATACAACCTGTTTAAGGATCTTGGGCTCAAGGACTCTAGCGAGCGTTACGAGAGCCTGGTCAAATTCAAAACTGACCCGAACATGCTCGTGGACGAGGTGCGTAGTGAGGTGCAAGACGAGGAAGCTTACATTGACTTTGCAGTCATCATGAACGGCTTTGATGCTAAGCCACGTGATGATGTGACGCCGCAGCATATTCTAGCCCACAATAAGCAGCTCCAGACAGACAAGTTCCTCATGGCTAACCCGAAGCTCCAGCAGAAGCTCCTGGCTCATATTGATCAAGAGGTTCTCAGCCTCAGCCAGCGTGAGAAACTCCAGGAGGCTAGCGACCAAGGGCTACTCGTAGACCCAACCATTCCTACAAGCCCAGAGATTCCAGAGCCTCAGCCACCAATGCCCGTAGACCCCTCTCAGATGCCACCAGAGGCGATGCAGGGCCAGCAGCCACCAGTAGAGGGTCAACCAATCCCTGAGCAACCAGCGCAGCCTGTAGGCGATCTAGGCGGCGTGCAGGATCAAGGCACAAGCGGTATCCTCTCTGGTCTCGGACTATAGACATAACCACCTCCATTTAGATATAATCTAGGTATATATCAAATATAATGGAGGTGTTTACATTGGCATCATCTAACACAGACCTATCAGAGATGGACTTTGACGCATTGGTTGAGAAGGCAGAAGCCCAAGACCAGGACGACAAGGGAACAACTGATGAGGTAAAGGAACAACAAGATAACCCTACCACAGAGGAGGAAAACAACGGTGAGGGTGAAGACACCACCGAAACGCAAGACGACGAGTCGGAAGAGGCTCCAGAGGATGAATCAGACGAAAAAGAATCTGGAGAATCAGAGGAAGAGCCGAAAGCACAAGGGCTCTCTGACGAGGAGTTTCTAAAGGAGCTTGAGCGTCGTGGCCTTAAGGTGGCGGAAGACAAAAAGGAAGAGCCCAAGAAAGACGACAAGCCTCAGCCTTGGGAAGAGCGCCCAGATGAGATTGATGAGAAGCTTTGGAACAAGTCCTCACCAGAGGAGAAGTTCATCTACAACAGCCTCGATTACATCACTGTGAAGGGCAAGGACGGCGAGGAGCTGTCCATCAAGCTACCTACACAGCTACCAGATGACTTTGAGTTTGCCAACAAGAAGGCAGAAGCTCAGTTCTACAGTGCTATGAGCGCCCAAAGCTCCAAGGCAGAGAAGCTCATGAACAAGATCACCTCTGATCGTGAGCAAACCACCAAGGCAGAGCAAGAGAAGGCTGAGCTTGATGCTATTATTGCTGACGTGGATCGCCTCCAGGATGACGGCATTGTGCCTAAGATCAAGGCAAAGCCAGGCACGGAGGAATTTAACAACGACCCTAGTGTGCAACTAGTAAACAAGATCCTTGACTTTCGCGATGAGTACAACCGCAAGCACAAGGGCGAGAACATTAGCTCTTACACAGCTGGCCTCATCTACAAGGCTAAGAACCCAAAGGAATTTGAGACAGAGGACGACAAGCGACGTTCAAACCAGGACAAATCACGGGAGAAGACCGCTAGCCGTGTAGCAAATAAAACAACATCAGCTAATCGCCCAGAGTACAACCATAAGGCTTTTGGTAAAAATGTTAGTCTAACTGACATTGCAGATTACTACGCAGATCAACTATAAGGTGAAAGGAGAAAATAGATGAATCTGGATCAAATTAATCAAGGGCTAACCGAGGATCAAATCCTTGGCAACGCTGTAACAACTCAGGCTGTGGACGGTGATACGTTCCGTGACATTGTGTACGCGATGTTCAAGCCAAATGATATGGTGGTTATTAAGAACAACGCGCCGTATCCATCAGGGTTTGCGTATATGCATATCGATGACGAGGAGCATATTCAGCCTAACGAGTACACCAACACCACTATTCGTGGTAAGCAACGCGCCTTCTTAATCCACGCTGGCGAGGAGAAGGTAGTGCCAGGCTGGCTCGCCTACATGGCTCTTGAGCATATGTGGAAGGAATACGCCCAGTACAGCAGCTCTGACGGCGCTCGTATGCTTGCAGACGTTCAAGCACGCAGCAAGTGGCTCAACGAGGCGTACCGCGGCCCAGCTCAGTACACGACTGGTGTCAAGGACACAGCTCCAGCAGCAGAGGAGAAGCCAGCTCGCCGTGGCCGACAAGCTAAAGCGGAGAGCAAAGAGGAAGATCTAGGGTTTAGCGAGTAAATAGCAACCCTATCTGTAGCCCGCCCGAGGTATAATCTCTAAAGAAGGAGAATAACTGGGCGGGTTTTCGCCTGAAAGAGACAAACTGTATGGATGATAAACCGCTAAACAAATGGCAAGTCAAAGAGATTATCGACGACGCCATCACAAAGCACGAATTGCGCAAAGAAAAGGACTTTGTGCCTGTCTATGCGTTAGAAATATACAAAAAAGACATAGAATCACGGCTAAAAGACCTTGAGACAGACTCAGCAGAGGCTAAAGACCGTAACAAATGGCTGTTTCGCCTTGTCGTGGGCGCAGTTATCACCTCATTCGTGCCAATTGTCATTGCGTTGCTGTCTAACAGTAGGGGAGGACTGCTACGATGAGAAAGAATCGTGTCATTCGATGGTTTAAAAGAGAAACACTACTAAAAATCCTATCGATCATGATGATTTTGAGCCTTATATTCAGTGGCTACACCATCTACAAGGTATTTACACTCAAACCAGGCCAAGCTGTGACTATTTCAGGCGGTGCGAAGGTGGAGAAGCCTATCACAAACATCACTAACGCCCAAATAGACAAGGATGGCAACCTGGTGCTCACATATTCGGACGGAGAAGCTCGTAATGTGGGATCTATCGTAGGCTCTAACGGTAAAGATGGGGCTGACGGTAAGACACCAACCAACTCAGAGATAGCATTAGCCATCAAGACGTACTGTCTCACCAACAAATGCTCAGATAACCCCACAAGCGCCCAGGTAATGAGCGCTGTTGCTGCTTATTGCTCAAGTGGTATATGTAACGGTATGAACGGCAAGAACGCATCAGACGAGCAGATAGCGACCGCTGTGGCTAAATACTGTGCAGCAGGATTATGTAGGGGAGACAAAGGCGCTACGGGTGCCACAGGGGCTACAGGAGCGGCAGGAGCTAACGGCATCAATGGTGTCGATGGCAAGGACGGTAAGGACGGCAAAGACGGCGCGTCTCCACAGCTATCATGCGTCAACATCAAGGACAATTCAGGTAACCAAACATCATGGGTAGCATGGAAGTACGAGGGTGAAGTAAACTCCGCGTACCGTAGGCTATACAAGATTGCTGGTGACAGTAACTGTATTAATATTTAAGGAGGTATAAATGGCGTACAACTACATTACGCAGTATGACTCGCCAAACTACACTGCTGGCCGGCAAGGCAACAACATCAGCAGTATCACAATCCACTGGTGGGGTGATCCTAACCAAAACCCTACGTTTGAGGGTGTCACAGCTTGGTTGTGTAACCCAGCAGCGCAGGTAAGTGCTCACTATGTCGTGACAGGCACAGACCGGCGCGTAGCCTGTATTGTAGACCCAGCTAATATCGCATGGCACGCAGGTAACTGGGTAGGCAACCAGACAAGCATTGGTATTGAGTGTGATCCACGGTGTCGTGATGAGGACTATGACGTTATTGCAGAGTTGGTAGCAGAGCTACGTAAAACCTACGGTGACCTACCACTTCGTCCGCACAACTCATGGACGAGCACAAGCTGCCCGGGCAATTATGACCTAGGCCGTATAGACCGCATGGCTCGTGAGAAGGCTGGCCAGGTTGTGCAGCGTGATCGGACTGATGAGATTAACTATCTGAATGGCTTGTACCAGCAGATCCTTGACCGCAACGTGGACGAAAACGCTATCGGTCACTACCTGTCTCAGATCGACAAAGGCTGGAACTGGGATCAGATCCGTGAGGACTTGGCTAATAGTGCAGAAGGTAAAGCAGTGGCAGAGCGACGCAACGCACGCAACAATGAGCTACGAGCAGCATACGACAGTGAGACCAACGAGATTCAGCGCCTCTACAAGGAGATTCTCGAGCGTGACGCAGACGAAGGTGGCATTGAGCATTACCGGAATCAGATCCGTAACGGCTGGAGCTGGGGCATGGTAGCAGACGACCTGCGACGGAGCGACGAGTACAAGGAACTACAGCGCATCAAGAACGCACCGACGCCAGAGATTCAGCACGTAGACCCAGAGCCGCCAACAGAGCCAGAGAAACCGCAGGAGAGGGCTCCAGAAGCGCCTCAGGAAGCGCCAAAGGCAGAGGACACTACAACTATCCTTGGGGATATTCGGCGCATCTTGCAGGCGATTCTAGACGCTATCACAGGTTTGTTTAAAAAATAAAGGAGAAGTAAAATGGAAGCATTAAACGTTCTTATCGTACCAGCAATCGTAAAGCTGTTTGACATGTTCAACAAGAAGGAGTGGGGCGGCATCGCTAAGGTCGTTCTCGCTGTCGCAGCAGGCATTGGTTACTACTTTGTGACCGGGCACTTTGTCTTTACTGACAAGGTAATCTATGAAGGTATCGCCTTCGGCCTCCAGGCTGCTGGCCTTGTGACTGTGGCAGCCAAAGCTGGCGCAACCAAATAGCTCACAATCAGCTGTTGTATTATTGACCCCTAGGTATCCTGGGGGTTATAATATTAGCGTATGCAAGATAGCTTAATGATCGAGTGGAGAAACGGTGAGGTCACCATCACGCCGCCCGAGGATTTTCAGAAAGTAATAAAACCACGGTATATACCACGAGGGGCAAGTCGTGGATTGTACATAGACCGTATGTCGGTGACTAAGAATGGCCAGACAACAGTGGTGACGTTCGAGAAGGACGGGGACGCCTACATCACTGCTCCTACTGGCAAAGTCTACTTTACAGAGTACAAGATTGTGAGTGCTCAGCCTGTTTTGCTATCTAAAGAGTTTGTTGGGTTCTCTGGTGTGAATACTGTTGGAGAATTTGATGAATTACTGTTGCCTATTTGATCTAGTAGGAGTATACTGTGAAATGCAGCGTGATCCGGAGTCCGGACGCCGTGAGAGCGACTGTACAAGTATAATTAATTAATTTACTGTGGTTATGCATAGCGCCCTTGGTCAAAAGCCAGGGGTGTTGTGTTATTATAGAGGCGCAGAGCCGGCCTACCAAGCTATCTTGGCGTGGCTGGTTTTTATTATTGGCGTGTATAATGAGAGGTAGAATTAAACGGAGATAATAAATGAACACTAACCTATTGAAATGGCTGATAGATGACATGAGGATACTCGGGTTTGATCTTGAGTTTACTTTTGATTCTGTCCACATCAAGTCGAAACAGGGAGACGAGCTAGGCGTATTGTACGCGTTAGAGCCTATCAAGTCATGGGTCGATGGCCGTGTGCTTGCTATGTCCGCCAAGCATGGCCGCCACGTCATCGAGAGGCTCGGGGAGATGGCGTATAGTAATCCGCAGAATATGCCAGATCTATTTATTGTGTCTACAGTGTACGGACTACTCGGCAAAGATACTATGTTTACGACAGAGAAGCCAGTGCTGTTTACTAAAGAGGATCTAAAGAAAAAAGAGAATATGATTAAAGAACTGGGCGGCAGCGCTCACAAGGTTAACTAGGAGGTATAACTATGGCTAACAAAGTATCGATACAATCGTGGCAGGCTTTCGTAGACAGGATTAAAGGAGCAAACGTAGTGCACGTATGCTCTAGTGAGCCAGCTAACTACGCTGGACTTAGTGCTGTGTCGCTAGGAAACAAGAATATCGGCTCGTATAACCTTACCGTGCCAACAGCAGGAGAGAAAAAGGTTACGATACCAGCGGTGAATGATGTGCCTGTAACAAAGACCGGAACGGCTCAGTGTGTGATATACGCTAATACGACGGCGCAAGAGCTATCTGTGGTAGTTGACGTTACACCAGTGCAAATGTCACAAGGCGGCACGGCTAATATTGGCGCTACCGCTATTGGGATGGAGGTACAGTAGAGATGAGCGATTTTGATGACAACGTGAAAGCATATAAAGAAGATCTTGAAAAGGCTAGAGAGGCCGTTTTCCCGGGTGTAGGTAAATCTTGCCCTCTATCGAAGATTTATGAAGACACACTATACATATGTGACCACATGGGTGTTGATACTGTTATACCAGTGAACAACCCACGCAGAGGGGTATATGGCGCACCCTTCTTGAACCATATCAAGAGCAGCGAGGCTGCCGCCGGGATGAACAAGTTTCTAACGTACAACAAAGTGTGGTGGGGGCGGGTTATGGTTGTAAAAGATATAAAATCAGGTACATACCTCAACATTGATAACGATTCGGGGCACATGTTCTTGTCGCCCCAGTTTGTTGGGTACTTCTATCCAAGAGCTTTGATTTTAGGCGAGAAGTTCAGCAAACTCACAAGAGATAAGGTCGACATGAGGCTAGACGACGTCAACCAAGAACTTGGTAACTACCCGCTCAGTGTTGCCACCGGCGGTCGCGAAAAGGACGAAATACCTGATTACCGCTATATTTACAAAAAACGCTATAACGAGGAGTGGGCGTAATGTCGAACCTATCAATTGGATTCCTAAGCTCAGCAATAAATGCAACAGCCACCACTGTTACACTTAGGTCTGGCGATATAAACTCATTCCCTATTGAACCATTCTTTGTGACTATCGCTCCGAAAGATGAGTTGCCCACATTCTCGAACAGCGAGATTGTGCTCGTAAGCAGTCGATCCGGGCCAGACTCATACACTATCGTTAGGGGACAGAAAGGTACATCGGCAAAGTCGTTCCCAGCTGGTGCGTTGTTCTTTATTGGCCATTACTACGAGCAGAGCCTCAGAGTAGGCGATATATTCATGACAATGAACACTTCACCAGGCTCTGGCAGGCTGTTTATGGACGGCTCAGTGTATCGTATTGAGGAGTTTCCTCTCCTTGCAGAGCATATACGTAGAAACCCCGCGTACGGTGTGATCATCAATTCAGCTGCCTTTTCACTTACAGACATGAGGGGGCGAGCACCATTTATGTATGACGGGATAATTGGGCAACTTGGCTCTAAGGGCGGGACAAAGACTCAGGGGTTAGTACCCAGAAACTACCAACAGAATGCATGGCAATCACAAACCTTAGGGCCGGGAAGCCTCGGGTTAGCCTTTAACGCAGCAGATCCGAAAGTCGCCAGTGGTATAAACACCTTTGCTGGTGGCGCTCTGGATTCTGTAGGCAATAACCAGCCCTTCAGTATTATGCCGCCGTATTTCGTTGTGAATTTCGAAGTCGTAGCGGGGTAGTCTATGGCTACGTTTATATATAACAGGAGACTCGCGCTAACCTCTATTGCCCGCCAGATATACGCAGGGAATAGCAACGTCGAAGTTGTAGATGACATAATACGTATAAACAACGAGGGCACTGATTTTTACGCTCCACTCGGCCAGAGCCTAAACTGGTATAACGGTGAGATTCTAACTAAGTTTAGGTACACTGGTGGTGATGGGCTTATTGGTGTCGTTGGGTTTCGTTTTACAGGCAACTCACAGGCTACAGCCAACGGATACTCTATAAGCTTGTACCGTAACGGTACAGTGCCTGGGTTTGTTTTGTATGACAACCAGCGCGGTACTGTGCGAGGTTCGGAATTTCCATTTAGCCATCAACAAAACACATGGTACTGGGTACGAGTTAACTGGAGCGGGCCAAATATCAAGTACAAGGTATGGAACGATGGCTACACAGAGCCTTCTGGATGGTCGAGAGAGGTTGTGTCGAACACTATCTCTGGCGCTATAACACAGACCGCCGGCCTCTACACGTGGAATAGTGGTACTGTCGAGTATGGGTGGCTCTCGTACGAGAATTACGGCGAGACTGTCATGGGGCCAGCAAAGCCACATGCAATATCGAGAGAGAACTACGCTTATAGCGCCAACACTCATGCTGGCTATTACAATGCAGGGTATGTCTGGCCACTTAAGGCTTCAAATAGCTACGATCTAGAGGCACGCAACATAACGGCAAAAGCCAATATAACGAAGCCAATAGTCACAGCCAAGTACGTGCTACCAGCAAACCAGGTGTGGGCCGGAGTAAATATATGGAGCCCGTCTGTCGTCTACAAAGAGCCAGGCAAGACCTATATTGTACCGCCAACAGTGGTAGCGAGAGCTAAAATAAGCAAACCGAGCATAGCGTATACGGCTCCACCGCCTTCTCTTATTGTCACCGGCACTATAAGTGCTGCTGCTATAGTGACAGCTCCCTCGCTTTCATTCAAAGATATAGAGAGGTATGAGCTGTCTCCTACGGACATACTGACATTAGCCCGTATAACGTCTCCGATGCTGCGGTTTAGGAGAGCGCAAGTTGTGCCTGATATATGGAAAACCCCACAATCAGAGATAGAGCACGAATGGCGCAAGCTACCATATACCAGCGAGGCTACCGGAGCGTGGCGAAACCACCAATATTACCGCAGTGATGACCAAGTTTGGCGCAATAACCTCAAAGAGGACGCGTCACAGTGGAGAAAACCAGTATCTACCACGAGAGATGAGCAAGAGTGGCGGCGTGTAGTGTATGATTAGAGTAAAGGAGAATAAGACATGCTGACATTTTCGCAATTAAAACAAGATGTGATCAGCCTCATCAACGTAGATGAGGATAACATCACAGAGGTACGCAAAGCCGTATCAGATATAAACACAGGAATAAAGCTATTCCAAAATGCCGTGAGACGGTACTGGGTGCGCCAAGAGCGTGAGACTAACCTTATCCAGGGTAAATCACTATATCGCTTCCCAAGGGACATGGTAAGGGTTGTAGACGTGCGTATAAAGGATGGAGATAGCTACTATCCTATCACTCCAGTGCACAATATCGAGGAATGGCACAAGATTACAAGCGGGCAATCCACCGGAAGGCCTGAATGTTTCATCATCAAGAACGGTACAGAGATGGAATTGTTTCCAACGCCAGCAGAGGACGTGCCAAGTGGCATGATTGTAACGTTTGAGCCTCGTATGCAGGACTTAGGACTAGCTGATAAGGAGTTTAGTGTGTCTCTGACAGAGAATAGCCCACGAGTCACAGCCTCACAAGACAGTTTTGTGCGCAGTATGGAGAATAACGGGTGGTTACAGGTTACAGACGGCAGTGATGGCAACTGGTATAAGGTAGCTAAGGTCGTAAACGCCCGCGAGATACGCCTTGAGACGCCATATCAAGGCCTCACAGCAACAACACGGGTCAAGATAGGTCAATGCCCACAATTCCCAGAAGAATACCACCAAGCGCCCGTATATTACGCCGCACAGCAATACTTTTTAATGCGTAAAGACCTAGATAGCGCTAATATGTACAAGCAACTGTTCGACAACATGGTGCAAGAGTACAAGACAGTGTACGGCATTACTACAAGCTCTGGTTTTATCCAGGGCGGTAGCAGTATGATGGGGCGAGAACGGATCACTGATCCAGTAAGGAGTATCTGGTAATGGCAGCAGGCAACACAGGCGATACAATCATCAGCCAAACATCGTTTTATGGTGGTTTTGGCACAGATGGTAAGATTGGTATCAAGAATAGCTACGGTGACTCAGAATGTCTAGATGGCCGTAAGAACCCAAGCCGGCTCTCTGTGCTCCCTGGGGCGCGTAATCTAGGTGATAATGACGTACAGAGCCTCATTGTGAATATGACACAGACTCCAGACGGTGTGCGGTGGGGGATTGGTAACGACGGCACTCTCTATAAGATTGACGTAGATAACAATGTAACAAGAGCCTCAACGTGTCCTGGGTGGACGCAAGGCACGTTCGGTGACCTTACCTACTGGAGACTCAAGGACGCTATCTACATCACTGGTAACGACCGTATCTACATGTATACCAACGCTACATCGCCTAAACAGTCACAGATTGACGTAATCACCGGTAAAGCTAGCTCATATCCTACAGTGGCGCAGATTCTCGTGAAAGATCGGGACGGCAAATGGATCGGTGGTGGCACAAACCGGTGGAGTAGTATTAATGGCCAACCCCAGAGCGATGGGTTGCCTACTTCTATTATTGAGAATGAGGAGAACACCTGTATATTCCTACCTGATCAGTCACCAATGACACGCATCTCTGTACGATTCCACGCCAAGGGTAGTGGCCAAGTGCACCTGGTAGTGCATGACGCTCAAAATAAGGAGATTGCTCACGCTACTAAAAAGGCCAGTGAGGTGCAAACAGGACAGATCACATACTTCGACTTTCCAGAGACGAAGGTAGGTGATTACGCTAACTTCGGTACAGAGTACCACATCCACATGTATGCTAGCGACGGTAACTGGCGCGTAGAGACGTACGAACAGGACAAGATGTATGGCCTACACTTCCAATACTTCGCCTCACTGCTCACCAGCACGACACGCAAGAGCCACCCCATCATCAACTGGGGCGGTAGCAAGCTATTCATTGGTAACGACCAGTACCTAGTTGACTGGCTTCCTTCTGGCTTAACAGAGGTAGATGAAACTGAATTTAACCGGCACCGTGTGATTGTCGAGACGGGCATGGAGGTAACTACTCTCACGAGTAATGATGAGTATGTTGTATTAGGCTGCGAGAAGGTAAGTACAGTGCCTGGCCGCTCATTCCAAGAGGGTATGCTCGGCTTCTGGGATGGGTTTGCAGATGGCTTGAACTTCAAGATTGATACACCAATGGGTGAGCCAAAGAGTCTATTCACCTATCAGAACATTACGTACACGATTATTGACGGGGCTATGTATGCCTACACAGGAGCAAAGCAGCTCACCAAGGTGCGTACACTGAACGATAGCCATAGCGAGTATACGGAGCAACGTGACACTACAGATATTTATCCTCACTGTATGACGGTACGGCGCGGTATTATGCTGTTTGCCTTCCCAAGTAAGACCAGCCTCTACACGATGAGACATGGTATCTATTCATGGGGTGCGGTAGACAAGAACTACCCAGAGTCCTTCTACTATTCGTATAACATGCCAGAAACGCTAGGGAACTACAACTCAGACAACGTGAAGTATGAGCTAGGTGGTTGCTGGAACTTCGGCGATACTCTGTACTTTAGCTACCAGACCAACACAAGAGAAGGTCTTAGATCGAACCTAGCCATTGTAGACAACGACAGCAAGCCAGCCAAGAAGTTTAGCTACCAATCACTTATGTATGATGGCGGTGTGCCGTGGGCAGACAAGCAGGCTCTCCGTATGGGTGTAACATTCCGTGCACTGCCTAAGGGCGCTACAATCATTCCAAAGTACAAGATTGATGCCAAGCCATGGGTATACGGTAAGAAAACAGCCACAGAGGGCGACGTAAGCGTCCGTATGGAGATAAATAAGCGATTCAAGGAAATTACCTTTGGCTTTGACGGAACGACCACAGACGCCACACCAGAGCCCCCTACGATCGTATCTGTACAACTTAATGCCCGAACACTCGGGGAGGAGATGAAACTGTAATGGCAGACTCAGTGTACAACCCTAATACCGCCAGCCTTGAAACCTCATTTTCTCAGATTAAAGAGACAAAGCTCACTACCAAGTTTGAGGAGATAGACAACACCGTAGTAGGGAATATAGCGCAACAGCAGCAGATTACACCACGCCAGGTACGTACAGGTGAGACACGGGGCGACACGCAGCTCCGTGGACTCATTAAAGCAGAGGATCGATCAGGCCGCATTGTGGCTATGTTTGGGTATTCACAAGGAGCTTTCTAATGGCTCGAGTAGAGCGTAGAGATTACGGTGTAAAGATTGCTATGCCTGGGTTTGACGCGCAGACAGCGCCAGACAACAAGCTGCTCTTTAACTCGTCATTTCCTATACTTCAGGCAAAGATACTAGCCCCGCTTGGCATAGACGCCAGACAACCTCTACCAGGCGGGCTACAGACTGCTAACTATGGCGGGGAGTTGCTTGAGGCGCGTAACACTGGGCTCTCTACGATCTACTACTTTAGATGGAGGCATAACCTGGGCTATGTACCGTTCGTTATGGCTATGAACCCTACATTCTATGACCAGCCAGGCGTCTGGACAGCAGATAGGGAGTATATCTACTACAAAAACGCTATTCCACCCTACTATAACGGTACTGATGGCTCACGATCAGACTTAAATATGGTGTTTGTGAGCCCTACCCCTATAGCAGAGGAGGTGGAGTATCCATATACAGCCTCACCTTTGTCGTTTGATTACGGTACACCTCTACGGGACTATGGCATCAAAACATCACGCTATGGCGCTATAAAGAAGGGTGAAACCTCAGACTTTAACGATATTGGCGTTGATGTGAGGCTACAGTCTCAGATGGTGCTCGGTATTAAGAATAATAAAGATTTTGGTAATAAGGCGGGCCTTATTACATATTGGCTACCTAATTCTCTCGCTATGACAGACGTTACGCCATATGCTTTTCAGGAGTACACAGAGACAATAGCAGGTAAGCAGGTTTCATTCTACGGGTTAGTGACTAATGCCGGCAACACGCCACGTGTACAGATGAGCGAGGCAGAAAAGGCCTTTAAATTCACGTATGACACACAGAACCCTAACGCTAACCGCTCTCTTGTCATTATCCGCTCACCAATGGTATCGCCGTCAAGTGCTATAATATACATATGACGAGAAACGCTCAAGGATATAGTAGTAGAGATTACGGGTTGAAAGTAATCGACCCTGTTACTAAAGAGGAGATATTTAACTCCAAGTATCCTATCTTTGGCTCAGATGTTACTAATAAGACGCCTCAGATCGTCTCTAGACGTGTTGTGATCAATAATAACACCCGTATATTCAGCGAGCCTAATACACCGCAGATCAACTGGACGTATGCCTTCCGTTGGGATCGTATACCGCTCACACAATTCCAAGACTTTGATTTTGTGCGTATACCTCACGGGCAACCACGCAAGCCATTCTTTATGAGTATGGGGCGTGCCCACATAGTTCACCGTATGTATTGCCGCTGGTTCAACGCAGATCAGAATTTTACGGTAGACTTTAATAACGTTATTACCCCTGGTGCTCCTGGAATTGGCTATTATACGTACGATATTCCGTTCATGCTTACAGAAGGTAGTGCATTATGGAATCCACTGTCATATGGTGCGTTTGACTTTGTCCTTCCTTTGCCTAATAACCCTGTATCGCCTTCTATCTGGCTGCGCAATATGTACACGCGATCCAAGAAACTAGAAATATTCGCTGACAACACCTACATATACGTACGTGGTTCTCTTGGTTCGTGGCTACAACACCGTTCAGAGCGCTTGCTGGGCGGTGGCTACCATCAATTTGCCAAGACATGGGTAGATTTGAGTGGTTCGTGGTTCGACTTTACGTTTTACATATTCCCATACAACCCTAATGAAGACATATTTGTGAGGTAAACATGGATTTGCAGCAACGATTAGCAGACGCAACAAGATATAGAGACCAGACACGTGAATCGTGGCATCGTGCTCAACGCGAAGCAGACGCGGCTAAGGCATCATATGACGCAGTGTCGGCTACTATGCCCAATTACGGTGAAGAGTTTGAGAGACGGCGCAAAGAGTACATGGAATCAGACGAGCTTAAGAATCTCAAGGCTGACGTAGACGCCTCCAAAGCTAATGTAGACCGCACAAAGACGATGATAGACAAGTTGCCGGAGTCTATACGCCAGCAATTCGGTGGTACAGCTATCACACAGGCGCAGCGAGACTTGGCGAAACAGCAACAGCTACGTGGACTCAGCCAACAGATGGCGGGATACCAAGCTACATATATGACAACCAACAATACGTATAAGAAACGCGTTGAGGACGCTTTCAGTCGCTCTATAGATGTAGCAAACAAGCATTACGACTCTATCTGGGATGGTATCAGACGCCGCTACAACGACTGGCAGACGGCCCTACAAAATGTCAAGGCATGGGACAAGATGGATACCATCGCCAACCGTACCCTTCTATCTGTTCAGTCTGCTATTGATACGTATAGGTTCCAGCAACGCCAGATGGCAGAGGAGAAAGCTCATATTGCTCGTATGAATGCTATATATAACAGCTATATGTGGCGCGGCATTACGACTCAGCAGCGCCTTATCAACGAGCAGGCTGCTATTAACGATCGTTACATGCGTGATGAGGCTAATAAAAAACTTGTTGTCCAGAATTACATGGCTGGTAAGGGCTCATTCGGTGAATTAGAGCGCAAGTACTCGTAACACCAGGCTTATCTACGCCTAGCAGTGTTAAATTAGAGTAAAGGAGAATTAAATATGGACTTTGGAGCAAGAATAGCAGACGCGCAAGGTACAAAAAACGCCAGCAAAGCGGCTTTTAATAATTACCAAGCCCAATCCGACCAGGCAAAGTCGAATTACGACACGCACCTACAAAACAGGCGGACGTATGGCGATATTTACGACCAAGCGCGCAACAAGTACATGAACACCGATGAGATTAACAAAGCTCGCGGTGTTTACACCACTGCTCGTGATGCAGTGAACCAAATCAACACCACCATCAATAAGCTACCAGAGAGCATCCGGCAGCAGTATGGTGGTACGGGCCTTACGGAGGCTCAGAGGCAACGTGCATTGCAGGGTCAGCTTGGCAGCATGCAGAACACGCAGAACTACCTCAACACCAACTACCAAAACGCATCCACAGACTACAACGAGCTTGTGAACCGTGCGATGAATGAGGTAAATAATGTGGCGGCCGGTAACTACAAGACACAAGAGGACACCACGAACATCCTCCAGGGTATCTGGAATACCTTGCTTGGCCAACGCAATAGTGCCTACAGCCAATACCAACAAGACGAAAACGCTCTTGCTAATATCTACGGTGCACGAGACAACTGGGAACTTAACCAGCAAAAGATGGCTCTCGAGCGATGGAAAGAGCAACAAGCTAATGCACGGCAGGCAGCAGCTAATGCAGCTAACTTTGGTTTGCAGAAGTACATGCTTGACCGGCAAGACGCCTCTAACGCCTCAGCTCGTGCCTGGCAAGAGAAGCTTGCAGCCGCTCAAAATGCAGCCCGTGCTGAAGCTAGCCGTCTTGGCCGTGTACAGGCTGATCATAACCGTATTAACAACCATAACTACTTTGGTGATATTGGGCGTAACCTTTCGCAAGGTTTCCAGAATGTAGCTAAATGGGGGCCGCTCGCGCTATTTGGCGGTGGCTCACTGTGGGGGAGATAGAGTATGTTTGATTGGTTATTCGGTAAAACAAAAGATCAAGCGCTGGCTAAGTACCAGGATGCAGCTGATCAACAACAGATCAACCAGAAGGTTAACGACTTTTACAAGGAGCAGCTCAATGGTATTTACAATGATCCAGCAAACGCTGGGCTGCTTGCAGATATGCGTAAGACCACTCCTGGGTTCGATGACGCCTGGAAAAGCCAAATGTCATCCTTAGACAGTAAGAGTGAACAATTGAAAGGAGCAGCTAGTGACGCTAACGCTGAACTTGAAAAGCAGAAAAAGAAGCAGAAGAACAATGTATTTGGCGACGGTCTTCTTGGTTCCTTTCTTAACCCTATTGCTCAAACAGTCGGTGCAGTAAGCGACCTGGCTACTGGAAACTACAAGGATCGTGATGTAGGCAGCGACTTGGCAGCAGCTGGAGAGACGCTCCTCACCGCTCTACCTGGTATTGGTGCAGCCGCTAAGGCTGCTAAGCTCGGTAAGGTGGCTGAAGGACTCGGCGCTGTCAATAAGGCTCTATACACTATCCCCGGCTCAGCTGCTACTGGTGCTGCTATGGGTGGACTAGACAAGATCCGCACGGGCGAGACAGATGACGCGCTGAACGGTGCACTGCTTGGTGGCGTATTGGGAGGCGCTATACCGGGCGCTATGAAGGTGGGCGGTAACTTTCTCAAGAGCCGTGGGCAAAACGCTATTACGCGGGCTGTGAGTGGTGCTGGAGGCGATTCTGCCGCAGTGTTGGAGGCTTTGCCGTCACGAGCACTATACCAAGAGGGGTTGCGCAGCCTTGTGCCTAAGAGTGCAGTAGGCAAGCTCGCTCTCGGTGGTGGCGCACTATATGGCGGCTCTCAGCTTATGGGCGCTCTCAACCCACAGCAGGGTGTTCCTGATGAAGACGAGCAAGTTAACACACTAAACGAGTTATATAAACGAAGACAAGGGGGTATGTACTAATGTTCGGCGGAGTATTAAATAAACTGTTCTCTAAGGGAGCAGCTAAGTACGGTGACGACATTGTCGCCCGGCTTGCTACTAACTATGGTGATGACATTGCACGCTCAGCTGGTAGTGGTGTGCTCAATAACCTTATGCGGAATGAAGCAGACGATATTGCAGCCAAGGCCGTTGCTAGCGCTGCTCCAGAGGTGGTGGAGACAGCCCTGCCTAAGGTGGCCAATGTGGCTGATGATGTGGTTGAGGCCGCCGCACCTAAGGCCGTTGCGAGTGTCGATGATGTTCTAGAGGCCGCTGCGGCACCGAAGAACGATATTGTACGGCAGCTTACTGATGGTGTAGATAAAGTAGCACCAGTCAACCCCAATATCGCAGAGAACTATGCTGTAGAAGGGGCAACAAACAAAGCTTTGACTGACAATAACACTCTGGCATCCAAATTAAACACCATCGGTGAGGCCGTAGAGGATTCGGGGAGTAAGCTACGCAATAACCAGATCATCGGTGCTGTGAAAGACAAGAAGGTGTTACAACGCGCACCAGATGCTATTAAATTCGCAGACAAGTACGGATTTACTGATGGGCAGTACGAGGATTTGGCGAACATCATGACGGGCAACGAGGGTATTCTGTCTAACTTTAATAATAACGCCCTCAAAAACGCTCAGGTTAGCGCCCTTATACCAGACGAGGCTCGTACTAAAGCGCTCAAGGCTATCGAGAATAGTATCGCCCTAGAGCCACACCAGAAAAAGACGCTCACTAACATTATCAACACCGCTAATGATGTACCACAAGGCAAGATTGCAGAACGGTTGGCGGAGCGTGGTGAGAATCGTGCAGCAGCTATTGGTGAAGCTGATATTTACGACCTACACAAGGCCGTGCAAGAGCTTGAGGGTAAGGCGTACGATATGACAGGAAAGGGGGCAGATGCTGCTCGCAAGATTGTCCGTGATTATGCAGGTGATCTGAAGAAGAGTATTAATGCCGCTTCAAAAGATGTGTACAGCAACCCAGACAACATCCAGGAACTTTCAGAAGCTCTCGTAGGAGCTAACCTTTCTCCTCGTCTCACACAGGATATTGTGAAGCAATTACGCGATGGTGTAGATTACACAACACTTCGCAGTATGCAATCGCCATTTGTTACACTTGGGCAGATCGCTAAGCAGCAAAAGATGGCTCCGCTCGCTGGAGGTGTAGGTGGACAGTCATTCAATAATCCGCTTGCTCAGGTGGCAGAGGAGGTTGTAGGAAAGCCTCTAGCAGCCGCCACAGGCAAAGCTCTACAGACAGGTGGCCGCGCACTCCAGTTGGCGTCCAAGAACAGCGACAAGCTAGCTAACGGGGCTAAAAACGCAGCCTTGGCAGGCGCGGGCCTACTAGCTCTTGGCCAAATGAACGGTGGGCAACAGCAAGGCGCTGACCAGCTATCCGGAAATTCCGGACAGCTTAGCGGAGCACAAAGCGCTCAGGCTCAACAGAAAGAACTGCAGCAAGCTCAACAGCTACAGGCTATGCAACAGCTTATGCAGCCGTCAAAGTTCGCTGGCAAAGATCGTGACCAGATCGAGCAAGCCTACATGGCAGCAGCCGCAGACAATAACCCTAAGGCTGTGCAGTTCTACGCCTCAATGCTCGAGCAGCTCGACAAGAAAGACGCGATGAACCAGAGGCAACTCGCCGCGCTCCAGAAGGCAAGTAGCAGTAAAACATCGAAGGATGACCAAAAGAAGGCTGACGCGGCCAAGAAGGCGGCTAGTATCGAGGCTATGTATAAGCAGGCTGGCGGTGCACAAGGCCCTGTAGGCGTCCTAAATAACCTTCTGAACAGCGCAACGCTTGGTATGTTCAACCCAGGTGCATCAGCATATGAAGCTAACCAGCAAGCTCTAGCGGTCGCCCTAGCCCGTGCAGCCGGCGACAGTGGTGCTCTATCTAACCAGGACATTCAGGGCTACAAGTCAATGTTGCCGCTCACTACAGATAGCCCACAGGCCGCAAAGCTGAAATTGCAGAACATTTACGCGCAATTAGGCCAATAATGGCCACGGTTATCACTGAATAGTGTCGTAAAATCAGATTAGTAACAACTATAAGGAGATGGAAGCAATGAAGTTTTCAGAAACAGTGCAAAACATCACAAAGGACGAGTTTCTACCTCGCGTTGTTGACTTTGTTAACAACTCGAACGTTTTGACCGCTCGCGTGATGAGCAACACCAAGAAGTGGACTGGGCCGAAGGTTCAAAGTCCTACACAAACCAAGAACAGTACGACTGGTAAGTCGATTACCGACATGGAGCAGTTTGCTGTTTCCAACACCGACAACGTTAAGAACCTGAAGTGGGAACCAGCCACTGTCGTTCAGAGCGTTGTTGTGAGCCAGCTTGAGAAGGCTGTGAACCAAGCATCGAACGACAACCAGGTTGTCCGCTTGGTCGCTCAAAAGCTCGAGGAAGCTCAAAACAGCCTCGCAAACCTCATCGGTACTCAGCTTTATGGTACTGGTGCTGGTAATGACCTTGATGGTCTTGGCTTGATTGTTGACAACGGTACGGCATCTACCACTTACGCTGGTATCACCCGTGCTACCCTGCCTTCGGTCAACGCTGACGTTACCGCTGCTGCTAACGGCCTCCTGACTCTCGGCCTCATGGCTAAAGAGTTTGACGCTGTCTCAGCTGCTGGTAGCGCAAAGCACAGCCCAACGATGATCCTCAGCGACAAGGCAACTTGGAGCCTCTACGAGGAACTGATGGGCGACAAGCTTAGCGTCCAGTACAACGCTATGACTGCCCGTGGCTACAACCGTGTTAGCGGTGGCACTCCAATGGGTACTTCTGTGCCTGCTAGCGAGTTGCACGGCTCGGCTGGGTTTGTATCGCTCGACTTTCGTGGCAAGCCATGTGTGGCTGACGATAAAGCTCCTGTGGGCAAGATGTTCTTCCTCAACGAGAACTACCTGGAGTTTCGTGACCTGACCATTCCTGGCCTTGAGCGTGTGAAGCAGAAGCAGGAAGCTATCGATAGCGCTATTAGCGAGGATCAGCCTACCTGGATGCAGTTCCGCGGTTTCATGAACCCAACGAACCAGCTCGCTGAAATTGGTGCAATGGTTGTATCGGGTAACTTTATCTGTACTCAACCTCGCCGCCAAGGTGTTATCACAGGTATCACCAAGATCCGGTAGTCTAACCTATAGATTATCCAAGATCCCCACTCCGGTGGGGTTTTCTTGTTGTAAATAAAACTCAGAAAAGTGTTGACTCTATTCTCTATATGGTGTACTATAGAGACATAGCAAACATAAGCAAGAGAGGAGAAATACTTGCATGGCTAAAGAAAGTAAAACCACCAAGAAGAGTCAAGATGTAATCTTTGGGGCAAACGAAGAGATTCGCCGCGCTGTGGATAAGCTCTACGTAAAAAAGACTAGCGCTATCATGACAGCTGCAATCTTCGCTGTGATGCTCTCACTGATTGCCGCTGGCGTAGCCTTCGCAGCTGGCCTCAATACAGGCCGCACACAGATTGAGAAGTACAACACTATCAAGGTTGTGACGAGCGAAACCGCGGGAAAAGAAAAAGCCCAGTAGCGAAACCGGTTGTTAAAGTAGAGCAGCCTCCAGTAGCTATAGTGGCGCAACCAGCCAAGACAGGATGCGATGCTGTGCGTGAGGAGGCCTCGAAATATAGCGGGTGGGACGTAAACACCATGGTTGCCATCGCTACCGCCGAAAGTCATTGTAGGACAGGCGCAAAAGGCGACCAAACACTAACATTTACACAAAATAATAGGGTGTATGGGTACAGTCTTGGGGCTTTCCAGGTAAGGATACTCCCAGGACGAGAACATTGCGACACGTTCGATGTAGGGACTAACGTAAAATGTGCGTACGATGTGTGGAGGTCACAGGGGTACAAAGCATGGTCTGTCTACTTGAGCGGTAAATATAAAGAGCACCTGTAGTGGGTGCTCTTATATTTTGGGTTTGTCTTTATGTTTATATTAGGCCGCGCTTTTTAGCTTCCTCTGGGTAGTACTCGATAAAGTCCTCGTTTACTGTCCCATCTGGGTTGCGTGATTGGATTAGGTCAACCGCGTAATCCTCGCGCTGTCTGTCTTTGTTGTTTGTGTCTGCAATGCCCGTTATAGTGCTTGAGACGCGCTGCGCTTCGTCTTTAGGTGTCTCACGGTAATATATACCATCTATGATTACACCCATCTATTTCACGTCCTTCATAAAATCTAACGGGTCTTTTTCTGTTTGTCCTGTCTCGTCACGCCATTGAGCATTGATCGTGACAGGATCAGCGGCTTCAATGATACCGCTCCTTTTGTTTGTGTCTGTGTTTTTATTTAGGTATTGTTCCTCCGCGCCTGCGTATTTCTCCAGCCAGGAGAGGCCTGCCCGGCGTACCGTAGTAGGTACAACCGGGTCATGGCGGTTATTCAGCAAAGCAACTAGGAGGGAACAAATTGAAATAACAAGAGCTACAATATCCATTATTCTTGATCCTTCTCAAACGGCAGAGCCACATTAATCGACAGGAGCTGTGCAGCGACGCTGTGGCTGTTTATAATGGCCTCCTCGATAGATTTAGCGCTGTCTACGATACCAGCCTCCAGAACGTCTGTATGGTACGTCTCAGAGTAAATATCATAGCCAGCCTTTGGCGTGTATGGCTTGTCTTCAGTCGTCTCCTTAGCCATGCTATTTACGAGCATCGTATAGGGCTGCGTGAGGTAGCTCGGCATATTGGTCGTATCAGCCTCGTATACGTCACGTAGGAACGTACCACCGCCAGGGAGCACACCGTAGTCCTTCGCAATTTGTGTAGCTGCTACAGCGTCCTCGATACGGAGCTTCAGTTCTTGCCGTTCAACCTGCGTAGCCGCGCCAACGCTAATCTCTACAGTCTTACCGTTTAGGGCGTCACGTCGGTAGTCATCCTTGATACCTTCGATGTATTGATCTAGCTTCTCACGGTTACCGGGGCCAGACAGTATAGTCTTTGTAGTGGTGATATGGGCGCGCTCGACCTTACCAATATTGGCGTCTGTAAAGTCTGATACACGTGGTGATACAAACACCTCACCGCCAGCATAGGCAGCCACATCACGAAGGAATAGCTCGCGGGCTTGGCTTGATGGCTCTACTACGACAATGTTTAGCTTACCGTTCATCTTATTAGTAGCGAGGGTCTCTAAGGCTTGGCCTGATACGTCTGCCACGAGAACGATACTCTCTGCACCAGCCTTGAGGACGGCGTCTATAATAGGCACAATGTCATCGTTCTTACTAATGATGCGGGACATGACAATAACAGTTGGGTTGTCGTACTTGGTCTGGATAGATTGCATATCGTCTGCGAAGGCGATGGAGGACATGCCTTTTTTGAAGGTGAATCCTTGGACGATCTTGCTCTCAATCTTATTCTCAGGTGTTTCTACCACTGTTACTGCGCCATTAGCGCCAGCATCGTTAATAGCGTCGAACACTAGGTGCCCAATAGCTTCATCGCCTGATGATGTGTGCGCGACATTGTAGAGTAGATCATCAGTGGCCTCGATCTTAGCGTTCTTGATAGCCTTGATGATAGCCTTCTTGTTCTGCTCGATCTGCTTCTGTACAGCGCGAGGCTTATCCTTCGCCATCTCCTTAAAGTAGTTGTAGACGAGGTAGGTCATCACGATAGTAAGAGTTGTAGAGTCACCAGCTGAACGGTTTGTTTTCTCGCTTGCCTGGCGGACAAGAGAGATAGCCATATTCTCTACTGGATCTGCTACTACAAGGCGACCAATATTAGTGATACCATCGTGAGATACGAGAGGCTCGCCGAAACGGTGCTCAATCATGATATTGCCAGAGTTTGCACCATACGAGGAATAAGCTACATCAAAAGCCTTCTCAACTCCCATGCTGATCTTTTCGCGCAGTTCAGCACCACGGATCACATTACGTACTGATGTTTGTTTAGGCATCCAGAGAACCCCCGTTCACAGCGTCTACGGGTACGAAGATGAACATCTTGCCGTCCACCTCAATCTCCTCGCTGTCATTATACTTCGTAAAATATATTTTGCTGCCGAGGAATTTCGAGAGTGTTTCCTCTTTGTCTGTGGCTACACCGTCTGGGTGAATATACACAGCCTTCAGTGTGCCGCTCGTATGGCTGCCGTGATCCCCTTGTGAGATAGACAGACTCGAGCCATATTTATTAGTTACCTCTACCAGGCAAAACCCTGGCATGACGTGTAACTGTGTGCTCATTGTTGTGCTCCTATTTAGTTATTGCTTGTGTATCCATTATAGCATTAGGGTAGAAACCAAAAAAGAGGCCAAAGCCTCTCTCTTGGTTTAGGTGGTGTAGACTACACTTCGCACCAGAAGTAGTGACCAGCCGGCACAGCGCTACGGGTGTAAACCTTAGCACCTGCTGTAACCTTCTTGAGGTTATCGTAGTCGTTGGGGCGAACCTGCACACCGGTGTTGGCCGAAACATCCTCGATGATTTGGTCACGGAGGTAGACGTAGTCACCTGAAACCTGAATAAACTCAAGGAGCTGCTTGTTGTTGATAAGGATGGTGCCATCTTGCCAACCATCAGCTTGATGGCCAGGCTTCAACTGAATGACCGTGTCGCCGATCTTAGCATCTGCTGCCAACCCGCCGTTTTTGTTTGTTGCGTCGTTCTTCATCCCAGTCCAATATGGCTGAGCGTCGGTGTCTGCCGACTTACAATAACGGAACTGGCGTCCCGTATCTGTAAATGCAATTTGGCCAATCACGCCACGCTTATCTGGAGTCGTGGTAAATTGTGATTCTGGCACTGCTACGCCGTAATTTACTAGCATAATTGTCTCCTATGATTAAAGGTTTACTAATTTAATACTAACATATAAGGAGGGCTTTTCGCCCCCCTATTCTTTCTAGTGTTGTTCTAGAAAATTTGATCGTTTGGTATTTGTTTCCGTCTTTCTTTGTAGTCTGTTAGTTTCATGTATTTGTCTATTTGGTCTTTTGCGTCATCGAACCCTACAGCGAAGGTACATCGATAGCCCCGCTCACTTAGACGTTTCATGTAGGCGTGTTGCTCAGCAAAGTGCTCGTTCGCCCAGCTTCCGTCCCTCTTCATGAGCCGCACCCCCTTACGCTTTAGCTCGAGGTATAGCCCGTGATACCAATCACCTGCTAACTGTGCCGGCTCTGCTATAAACAGGTCTGGATAGCCCCGGCCTTCCTGTAGAGCCTTATGCTTTATGGCCTGCCCCATCGTCATCTTAACGCCTGCGCTAAAGTCTGTACGAAATATGACGCCTGGATACTGTAGCTTTAAATAGTCCACCACCATCTGGTGGATGGTGGACTCTTTTGCGGTTTTAGCTCTCGCCACGGTACATACCTTCTACGATCATCAGCTTGAGCGTTTCTAGGACAGCTAGGTCTTTTGTAGCCATCACTCGGCCGGATAGGTCATCTCGCGGTACAGCCTTCTTTATACGGCCGTTGTAGCGGGGAATAATCGAGAGAATTGATCCGTTCATAGTAATCTCGTAACGGCTCTTTTCCTCTTTTACGTCGAACTTCTCGTTTTTAAGGAGCACCTGCTGGATATTGTCTGATGCTGCGAAGGACAATTCTGCATATGGCGTAGCTTTTCCGCCCTTCCTGCCGGCAATTACTGCGAGCTTTGGGTTCTTGCCAAAGCCTTTTTTCACTTTAGCAGCTCCACCGAGCTTCCCAATCTTTTTGTAGTAGTCATCGCCGTGTGTCAGGCGCTTGTCGTATTTGCTTGGTTTCATATACCACTCCTACATCTTTACCTGCTTAGTGATAGCGCTGCGCACACCATGTGTGTATGCCTTAGCCTGCACACTATCGAGCCGGCGGTTGATGGCGTCCACGATAGCCTCACGGTCGCTAATCTCTGCAAGCATCTGATCCTTGTAGGCTTGTAGCTCTTCCTCCGGCAGACCGTCTACAACCTCTTGCATCTCAAACATCGCGGGCTGGACAGGCTCAACATCAAAGTCCTCGTGCGGCTCAGGATTGTAGCCCTTCATTGCTTCTCGTGGCAACGCTAGGTTGTCAATCATCATGTCGTTACCTTGGCCGATATGTTTCTTGTATTCTGTCATGCTTTCCTCCGTTTGATGTTTACAACGCCCACGCAAGTGATCACTTAATGTATCGAACTGCGCCCATTTGTCATTTGTTTCTTGACCTAGTTTTGGTGTATTGTAGTTCATTGTTCTCCTTTGTTTTTGTAATAATCTACTATCTTTGTGCCGTTCATCGCCTCTCGACGGTCTAGTGGTGTGTTGTTGTATATCTTTACCAGCTCTAGTACAGTGTCTTTGATTATATCGAGCATCTTGTCACCGCCGTACACTTTATAGCCACCGTTCACTTCATCGATTAGGACAGAGCCGTCGTGTATAGTGGAGAATACACGTGTCTCTACTGGTATTAGAATGTCTATTTTGTAGTTGAGCATTTCAACGGCTTCCTTCAATTCTCTTTGCTTCATGATAGCCGCCCAACCTCGTCTATAATTTTTTCCTTTAGCATATCGATAGCGGCATATACAAGTGTGATTCCATCATCATCAATGCCGTCCTCTAGAAATGCTCCAACGTTTTGTGAAAGTTCATCTAGATCGATCTTGGCGTCCTCAACCAACTCTTGTACTTTGTATTTAGTTAGTAGCATCTGCCATCTCCACAATTAATGCAGTGCCCTGCTTATCAGCCAACACTTTAGCATCGTACACCTCAGTGTCATTGTAAGTCTTGGCCGCTTTCTTATTCATAGTAACTGTCATCTCGTGCTCGCTAATACTATTGAGGTACAAACCGGTGTCATATACCTTTAGCTTGCACGCCTTCGGGGCTCGCTCACTAACAGGAGTATTGGTATAGCACAAGATAGCATTGATCAAACGAGTGGTTGTCCAACTGCCCAGTTCCTCTGTGTTTACCTCAAACGAAAGTAGCTTGTGTCTGTATACAGTAGCGCACTGGTGTTCGTCTAGGTAAATATCTATTGTTTCCGCTCGTATGTCTGTCTTTAATCCAATACCTTTAATTGCTTTCAAAAACTCTTTTGTTGTCATATTGTTAAGTGACATAATCACACCACCTCCTTTGGCGTTGTATTAAGTTTGATCTGTTCGATCCATTTGTCTACCATCTCTTTGTGTTGTTTAGGCGTCTGGATCTTTATTTGGTAGCAAAGTGGGTCGCCATACTCGTAGTAATCGCTGTCGCTGTATGTCTCCCATGTTTCGTTGTCGATCTTTTTCCACTCTGCCTCGTCGAAAAAAAGCAAACTCTTCAAATTCCGCGTGCGCTTCTTCAAATGTTGGCTTTTTGTTGAATGAAATGACCTTGTTTACTCTTGGTATCTCATTGTCGTGCTCACTGTATTTACTCAGTGACGAAACGATATACTTACTCATACATTGCCGCCTTTGTTGCCAAGATGCCCATACGCTCACGTGGTGTTAGCCCGCCTCGCATGCCATACTCTACGTCGCCAGTCATCAGCGCATCAGTTAGACACTCACCTTTAACTGGACACTCTGCGCATATCTTGCGTGCGATATTGTAGTTGTCATACCCATTGTAGTCATCCACGTATGCTTTGTTTTGTGGAAAAAACGCCTCCGGGTCTGTCTGTGCACATAGTGCGCTGCCTCTCCATTTATTGTGCATCTGGAAAACTCCCTTCATCATCGTTAATGTTTGTCATGTTCATCCCCGCGCAAAAAGCCTTGGCTTCGTCCAGATCACTCTCCATTATCCAACCTCCCAAATAGTCTATTTTCTATCATTGCAACCGCCCAGTCTGTGGCAGCAGTTGGTGGGGTATCGCGATTCTTGTGTTGCTCCTCCCACATATCATACTGTGCTTGGACAATCCCCATCTCTATGACACCCATAATCTCCTTGGCTTTCATACCGTTATTGGTTGATTTGTCTAAAATTTCTAGGATTTGTTGCTTCATTCTTTAATCATCCTTACATGTCAACACTATTGTGATGAATGAAATGGTTTCAATGGCCTTGTTTACAGTCCATAGAATCATTATCACAGACAGAGCACCCCACCAGAATCCGTGGTCAAAACCCTTTACGCTAAGCAACCACCCTGTGAGCGATCCGAGAATCACCGTATACGCGATCCGTGCGAAGGCGATGATGAATAGCGCCTTATTATCATTGTTGTTTTGTTGTTCCATGAGCTTCCTCCTCTCTTTGCTTATGTTTCTATTTTACTCCAAACACTAGCGACAGTCAACACTTTTTACTAAATTGTTAAAGAACTTTTAACAGAGGTAGCTACTAGTCTCGCAGCTTCCACTGTCGAATAAAGCGCCCATTCATCTCTAGCCGAGTACTTCGTCCCCATCCAACACACTCAAAGTCTAGCGTGCGGAATACACCGCCGATAGTATTGTGATGAAGAAACTTTGGTAGCGGCTTCTTCTTCAAGACATCCTCGATTGTGACGTACTGCTGTGTCTTGAGGAGGCGGCGAGCCGTAGCCCGCGCATCCTCTAGCCATTTAATTTTCTCCGCTTTAAACATATCATTTACTGTTCGTGCCATAGTCATTCTCCTTTCTATACATATAGCCCTTGCAGGCGTTGTAGTGATTTTGCTGTTGGGTCGCTATAGAGTAGGTCGCCCTTGCCGGTAAGAGACTCAGCCCCCACGTCATTAAGGATAATCTTACTGTTGATCGAGTTTGTGACGCTAAAAGCAATCTTGGTTGGGATGTTTGCCTTGATAAGCCCCGTCACAACGTCTACTGATGGACGCTGAGTAGCTAGGATGAGATGTATACCAACTGCGCGTGCTTTCTGCGCTAGCCTAATTATAGACTCTTCGGCAGAAGGTGGGCTATTCTCGTTCACGCGCTTCACAGCGGCTTTGAGAGCTGCCTTGGTGAGCTTGCCGCCAGTTAGTGTTACTTCATCAAGGATCGCATCCTTAAGGCCTTCGTAGTCCACGTTCGATAGTGGGTTTTTCTTGCTCGTCATCATAAGATCAGCAAACTCATCCACTACAACTACGATACGCGGCATCTCTCCTGGGTAGTCTGCAATGTCTCGGACGCGCTTCTCGCGTAGCTCCTTGTACCGTCTCCCCA